TGGGCTCGCGCTTGGGCTTGGGCTTGGGCTTGGGCTTGGGCTTGGGCTTGGGCTTGGGCTTGGGCTTGTCCTCGCGCCTCAGGCTCGTATTGTTCCCGGTCTCGTGCCCGGCGTTGGGTTTGGGCAACCTCCTGCTGTGGAAAGTCGTCTGGGTAATACACTTCCCCCAAACTATATTGGTCGCCTTCCACGTACCCTTCGTCTGGGGCGTCTACGACTTCACCTGTGTGCTGGTGTGTCATCTGCCCGTCGCCAGTGTACACCCACGGATGCTCGTCCCCAAGCTGGCCCGTGTTAGGGTTCGAAAAGTCCCAATCTGTGCCGCCACCAGATATGCCCGGTATATTCGGTATGTCAATCGCGGTAGGGTTCTGCGTTGGCGTTGGCGTTGGCGTTGGCGTTGGCGTTGGCGTTGGAGTTGGAGGAACACTGCTGCCGCCCCCGCCTTCTTCAGGAGAGTCCCGCGTATATATCGTGCCACCGTCAAAGCCAGTAGTGCGCAAGACGTCTTCCAGATACGTCCAATCGGGACGTTCTTCTCCACCCGGTAACTCGTCATCTCGGAACACATTAGGGTTGTCTGTGCCCATGCCTCCCGCGTCGGTAAAGTCTTGGTAGATTGCACCAAAATCCATCAGATTGTCTACCGCACCCTCAATGCGATTTTTACTCTCCGCAGCGGCCGCAGCGGCCTCAGCCCCCGGGATAAATGGGGCCGCCGCGCCAAGTAACTCCGTGTAGTCTGAGGTTTTTAACGTGCCACCATTCAAGGCTTTAAGCGCTGGGGCAATAGCCGCTGCTGGCGGGAATGCAAGGGACAATACAGACAAACCGAGCTTGACGATAGGGGGTAGCTCCCCGAATTCGGATCTGTAGCGTAATGTCACAGGGGCGGAGTACGTACCGATAGCCCCTTGACCTTCTCCGAATACTAGCGAGGCTCTACCGTCACTGTTGTTCATAGCGTCCACATAGGGTAACCAATCAGCACCGGATTTAAAAGCCCCTAGGTTTAGGGCCATCACTGTGCCGGTTTCTTCGTCAAAGTAGCTAGTGGGTATGTTGTTGTCCCGCAAGTACTTCTGGGCCAATCGTTCGCCCGCAAGCGCCGCTTGTTGTCGAGACCGATCAAAGTTTCCGCTTGTGCCCACGAACCCATATTCGTCTAACGCTGTAGCATTATTGCCTATAGCATTGTCTCTAAGCTGCTTGGCCTCGCGGAGAACTTTAAGTAGTCCGGGGTCGTTCTCTAAACTTTTTGGTGCCACAACCTGCTCCTAGTTGGCTATTAACAGCCCTGATGCTGCAAGGGACACGTTGTTAGTGCCTGTGTTAGCGGCGACCTGAAACTGTACGGAGGTTTTCTCCGCGTATGCTACTGCATTAGGGTACTCTAACACCATAGCCCCTGTGCTGAACGTTGAAGGTAGCGTCAACGAGACAGACCCGCCAGAAGTTGTCGCTTGTACCCGGTAGGTAACGTAGCTAGCCGGCCCCGTCGCGGTATGCGATGTAGCTGTTACTTTGTCTAGGTAGAGTGTGCTGCCTGCGGGCACGGTGTACTGCGCCATATAGCTAACCCCTTCCCCCACAAGTATCTTTGCGTAGGTGACGCCACCGTTTGTAAGCGTTACGTCCCCCGCAACAGGCACACCCACGGACGTTACTTTGTTTACCCGTAGGTACGCAAGCGTGGTGTTAACTGCTGTAGTGCCATCTGTAGCGTCGAGCAGTACTGTCTCTGATATAGCCTTGTAGTCTGCATCTAGTCCTTCAATAAGCATAGGGGCCGCTGTATCTCCCGCGTCAGAACTTACTACCGCCATAATGACCGCAGAGGAGGGGAACACATACGCTGCTGAGTTGCCTAGCGCCCAAACAGCCCTAGCCGTTGTACCCATGGCCGCGTTGTACCCATATGCTTCTACCACACTCGCGCCGGGCACCGCGCCTTGGGCTACTTGTGTTCTATAGGGTACTTGCGTTGCCATAGCGTTTCTCAGGGCGTTATCAAGCTGGTTAAAGTATATCCTAAGCGATCTATTTGTCTGCTCAAAAACGTTTGCCTCGTATTCCTTTGGGGGGTTAAGTAGTGTGGGCGCTACGAAGTTAACACCGGTTTTAGCCATTACCGCCTCCCATCAGGACGTATGTCAATCCGTGGGCTGCCCAGCTGCCAAGTAACTCCTAGATCAGTAGACTGCACTTTGATAGCCATTTGCCGCCCGCGCACGCGTGTGTTTAGTTGCCCAGTATACTGCTGTATAGGCAGTACAACACTCCTTGTTACTGCCGCAGAATTAGTGCCCCCAACGGAATCGGGATCCGTGTAACCAGAACCTGAGTTCTTCAAGGGGTACAGTGTCATCATCGCTGTGGCACTTTCCACCGTTGACCCTGAAAACGTTATGTCCGGCAATATACGCCAGATAAAAGAAAACGCATGTCCATCGTCTATATCAAACTGAGCGGAAACAATAAACGCATCTATGGGTGCGGCTACATCGTACTCTTGGCAGTCAACCCCAACCTCTTGGTCGACTATGTTGTAGCTGTACGTGGCGGCAATAGGGTTACCCCGGAGTCCAGAGTCTAGCCACGCTGATCTTGCCATAGCCCCGTAGTACCAAATGTCTGCTTCATAGTTGTAGACCACATAGCTGTCTACTGTGTCACTGCCCGCAGAACAGTAAAACCACCAGACCTCACTAAATCCCTCATTAGTACCAGCAAAGACTTGTGCGTTCTGCGCGTGGTTTATACCACTAAACACGTACTTAAGTACGTCGCACCGAAGGGTCTGGACACGGCCGTTGTACATATAGAATTTATCTTTGCCCATCCAGTACGTTGCCCCCGCAGCGGTGGCTGTGCCATTTTGCGAGATAATCGATATGTTTTCTCCTACTAACTGCGCCCCCCAAACAATGGGTGCCCCTAGGTACTGCATAGCGTATAAGGATGAGTCTGTCCAAACGAGTATCTCCTGCCTAGCTTGGGCTGCAGCAATAATTTCCGCACCTCGTGACAGCTGTAAGCTGCCCGCTTGGTTGGTCGCAGAGGGGGCCCAGTCCACAAGGCTTTCTTGGTCCGGCCACCGCACTAACATAGGGTCAAACACGGCGCTCAAATAGTCTTTGGTGCCGAACAAAAATAAGAACCGGCTAACATCTGAGACTAAAATTATGTTTTGCATGTCGGGAACCCCCGTCGCGCCTGCTAAGCTACTTAGTAAGACACCCCTCGCATTGAGGCCGCTAGTGGCATCCCAGTAGTACAACGCGCCCCGGCGGACCCCATACACAAGGTCCTCCCCAAAGTTAGCTTGGCTCCACAACCGAACAGGGTCACTAGACGTGCCTCCAGTACCCCACACTCCCTCGCCCCAACCTCCGGCGCTCCAACCGACAAGAGGCACAGCAACGAGCGGGCCGATGTTTATCTGATATGCAGCTGTGACAGTGCCCCCGCCGGTAGCGGAACTGGTCGCTGCACTCGCTGCGGTGATATTGTATACGTTCCCCGCGGTGTAGGTTATCTGGTACTCCCCGTTAAGGGTAATGCCCCCTACCGCTGTGGCGTCCGTGAAAGTAACAAAATCCCCGTTTATGTACCCCCCGTTAGCGTCCGTAACTTCTACGATCGCTGAGGCGTTAGTTGTTTCAAACGGGTCAGTCAGCGTGACGGTACTGCGCAACGGAGTAATGTCGTTGTACTGACCCCCCAACTCTACGTAAAACTTTAGGTTTGTGCCTACGCCTAGCAGGTTTTGCCGGCCCAGTGTTACCCATGCCCATAACGAGCGGCACACACCTAAGAAAGTGTACGCTGATATTCTTTGCCACCCGCCTATTTTCTCTGGGTTACCCTGACGAAACCGCACCTTATCACAGTCATACCAACCCCCCTCGGTGGTGTACCTAGTGTTTTCCCGGTTAATCCCGGGCTTAAGTACCAACTTTTTAAGGGGCATATACTTCTCGCTAGAACCAGTCTACTAACTCAATGTGGGGCAGATCGTTAAACGCGTCTGTTCGGAACCTAAAGTCTTTGTCCCAGTCGCCGCCCCATCTTAACTCGATACCTAGGCTATCACCTAGGCCGATAAAATAGTGCGCGTACGCGGTAAACAGCCTAGTGTTTTCCCACCCTCCGTCAAAAGGCCATGGTATAAAATCGAACGCGCCAGACACGTAAATTTCTTTGCCGGGGAACTGAGGGCCGTACGGGTTAAGCAGCTTGCCTTGGTGCTTCGATATGTCGTTAACCCCATCTATCTTTGAGGTCCCATTAACAAAGTTTTCCATTTGCTGCTCGTCGGTACGAACCCCATCGATCAAAGAAAAATTTATTTTCTGTATTGCTATGTTACAGATCCTCTGTAGGCGGTGATCAAGCTCGCCTAAGACTCGTATAGAGCGCTCGCTGGTAAACTCGGGCATTACTTTCTCCTAGGGGTGCTTGGCAAACAACTTCTCTAGTAGCGGCTGCAAGTTCTGTATCGCTCGCTCACCAAAAAGAAAACCGAGCACGAGAATGTTGATCATAATTAGCGCGGTTTGTTCCTGCTCCGTATATACCGCTGCAGTAGAGAACCACTTAGCGTCAAAATACATAGTCGCTATGGACCACGCTGGCCGCTGTGCACCACGGACAAAGAGCATCAACGCCCCTAGATAGGGGATAGCTTTCAGGTCTGACGCTGTGCCCTCCATGCTGGCTATGCGTTTGTTAAACTCTTGCGTCTCTTGCTGCGCTATCTCGGCCGCTTGAGCAATTCGAGCATTTACTACCGTGGCTAGGTCGATCTCTAGTTGCGCAGCATCCGCGTCGGACATCTTGTCAGGGAACCGACCTTTGAATATACCCACTGCGCCTTTAACTATTTCTGACGCCATACCGCCAGTTAAAAAATCTGTTAGCTTACCCATTAGTGTGCCTTTTTTAAGTCCAGCATCATTTGTTGAAGTAGCTTTGTTTGTGCTGCTTGGTTGGCTTCTATTCGGTCCTGAGCCCTAGTGTTTTCCGTTTGTATTTCGTTGCTCCGTATCGTGTTGTGATCCACGACGGCCCGCAGTACTTTAAAATCCGTTGAGAGCGTAGTTAACGACTCTGCAAGCTCGCTAATTACAATCGCGGTAGCCGGGTGCGGCGCTACCTCTGCTACGTGTGCCCTCATGGCAGTCGACACGTTCCCCACGGACACACTTTCTACTTCTGAGTAGAACACGTACCCCACCACGCCGGACCCAAGCAGTGCAGTTATCAAAGCCGCTAAAACAGTCTGCGTCATATCGAAGTCCAGTAAGTTAAGAAACTTTTCCACTACTTGTCTTCCGGCCTACGCGGTACGAAGGCAGGCAGTTTAACGCCCATTGACTCGACAAACTCAACCAGACGGTAATAAATTTTATCGTCTGTTTGTGTGCCGCGAGTATTCAACGCGATTGTGCCCAGTGCCAACAAGACAAAAGGCGTTAAAACGTACCAGTTTTCTATGATCCATTCCATTTTATATCCCTGCTGCGTCTAGTCGTTGTTCAGTTACAAAAAGGTAAGGACGGATGAGGATGACGGGGCCAATAGCCCTGCCCCCTACGCCTTCATCGAGGAAGCGGTCTGTGTAGAATGCTAGAGGGTATTTCATAAGCCTGCTGCGTCTAAACGGGCTGTGAGTGCTTCGGTTTTTGCTATTTCTTCCTGCAATGACGCTGCCAATACAGCAATCATTTGCACCTGATCCATAGCGAGTAAAGTTCGATCACTTTTGGGTGTTTGTTTCATTGGGTCGTCTGGGTCTTGCGTGTATCCGTCGATGCACCGACCTGTATCGTACACAACCTCGGGCAACAGGTTTCTGGTACGCTGGGCACCAAACCCAAGCTTGACCCTTCCATCTGGGTCGCTGTCTAGTGTGTAGGTCATTGGCTCAAGCTGCTTCACTATTTCAGATGCATAAGGGAAAGGGGTGTCGATGATCGTCTTAACTCGCTCGTCAGAGGTTTGTGTTCCGACGACAGTTCCGGATGTTGTTCCGATAGCCAAAGCAGATCCGGATGTTCTAAAAACTGAAGAATCATCACACCAAAAATAGTTAACTCCCGCGTCCTGAGATTGAAGCTGGATGAACGCGCACGACGATGCAATACCCGCGTGCTTATATACCCCCACCGTTCCCGATTTAGTCCTCGGCCCCGCACTTGCTGCGAAGCTAACCACCTCATTGCTGACTAGATCAGCGATATTTTGAACGATGATGTTTGCACCACCGGATGCTTTCGTAACTAAAAGACCCTCGATAGCAGCCGGCGTACCCCCTCCAATGGATAAATTTCCGCTAAACGTGCCCGTTGTGCCTGCTATTGCTGATGGAGTGGTTGCGCCTATGGGTGTACCGTCAATCGTGCCGCCGTTGATGTCGGCCGTCGTTGCTACCAACGATCCGATAGTGCCTAGCGATGTGATATTAGGCTGCGCTGCGGTTTCCAGTGTTCCGGTCATTGCCGTTATCGTAATGGCTGCTATGGTTCCGCCTTCTACCTTGTCGCCCGATATTTGATTGTCTGCCAGCGTAAAACTACCTGCCGAGACATTTATGGTCTTGCCCGCCCCAACGGTAATGTCAGAGGTCGCTATAGTTACGCCATCAATCGTCCCGCCGTCAAGGTTCATCGTCTGGACAGTCCCCAGATCAGTCCATGTGCCCGTTAGCGCTCCGCCACCTGATAGATTCGCTGCACCAGAAGCAGAGAGTGTTGTAGCCGCGACAGTAGATGGCGTTACGTTGCCCACTGGGCCATTGAACGTGCCCGCATATACAGCGCCTACGACGTTCGTGCCATCGCAAGCCACCATGACCGTTGAGTTCACAGCAACAGCTACGCCCGTGCCACTAGCGGTCTTTACGGTAATTATCTGGGCAGTTAGGTTCTGGACGTAGAACAGCTTAGAAAAGGCGGGTACAGTGACTGTGCCTGCACCAGACAGCGCCGTGCCTGAGTCTGTTAGCTGCAAGAAAGCGTTCCGAGACTCGGCTGTAGTGCCATCTGCACTTGTTAGCGTATGGTTGTTCGTAGTCCACGTGTTGATAACAGCGCGACCAGCAATGGCCTGCTCAACCATCGACGTTATATTGTCGTTGACCACGTCGCCCCAAGTACCAGATAGTTCTCCCGGGACCGGTAGGGCTAGACCTAGTATGTCTGTGTATTGCGTTGCCATGTTATGAGCCTCATCTGGCTATGTTTCGCCACTCTGGCGTTTGTTCGGTGGGTACCGCTCCCCATCCGGGCGTTTGTGTGTCTGTTATAACTGCCCAACTAGGGTTTTGTGTGTCAGGTACTGTAGTCCATACATTAACCGTGCCTAAATATGTTACTGCTTCTACCCCTACCAAGTCTACTATAGCCGCAGCGTCTACTACCACGTTACCAAGAGCAGAGGTAGTCTGGACACCAATAGCTGAGACGTTACCTGCTGCTTCTACTGCTACAGTACCAAGAGCAGAGGTAGTCTGGACACCATC